AGTTTTAAACTTAAACAAGATTTGTTTGGATGAGATGTTGTCCATCTCACCAGCGATCTTGGAAAGTTGATCAGCAAACTCGGCGGCCTTTATGTCGTACTCGTCAATCAACTTCTGACTGCCACTTCCAAAAGCGTTATTGGCTGCAATTTGAAGTTCCTCAAGTGCAATCTTGGCGTCGTCTAACGCCACCTCCTCATTGAGGTTGCCCGTCAAAATATCCCAAGCATCGCTAGCGTTTTTGAGTTCGTAGTAGACGCGTTGTGTCGCCACTCGAACCTTGTCAAGTCTGTCCGGAAGAATCCTGACAATCGGGTCGTCTAGGTCCGTCATAAACCGTTCCCAAGTATCGGCAGACATGACGCCAGCAAGGTCGTCTAACTTCAATCGGAAGTTGTCAATCTTGTCGGGGTTGATGACGTCAATGATCTGCTTTTGGTCCTCGTAGAAACGCTCCCAAGTATCAGCGGAATATTCGTCGGCAGTCTTTTTGACTTGACCAGCAAGTTTCTCAAAAGTGTTTGTTATCTGCGGGATCTGGTTAAGTGCGGCCCTGTTAAATCTGTCTGTTTCGTCGGCTGCCGATCGCATCGTTTCGGGCAAAACTTCAGCATCTTTGCCACTACCCGCTATCGCTTCGACTGCTTCCCCTATTTTTTTAAACGGATATAACGTGCGGTCAATGTTCCATTTGCCTAATTTAAAAATCCAACCAAGAGTGCTGTTTTCACCGATTTCGTAACTAGAAATCTTCTCTAGCCATGAAGCCGCATCTGTTAAAAGTGGGACAAGTTCTTGACCTAAAGCAAGTGAGATGTCCTCAAACTTGCCTTTCAAGGCATCCATTGTGTCGCGGTATTCTTTTGCTTTTGCTAGTTCTTCAGCATCAATAACCTTTGATTCGCTGACATCTGCTAATGAGTTTCTAAGAGTTGACGAACCTTGGTTAATGAGTTCAGCCATTGACTGCCAGCCCTTGCCGAGAAGCTGCGTCGCCACTCTTGCTTTTTCGGCTGGGTCTTTAATTTTTTGAAGTCTGTCAATGACATTTAAGAAAGTTTCGTTGGCGTCCTTTGTCCCGTCCTTGGTGGTCGCAACTTCAACGCCTAACTCTTTAAACAAGCCAGGCGAAGTGCCTAGAACCTTGTTCATTTTGCCTATAGCAGTTTCAACGGTCCCTGTCTCAATACCGATATCACCAGAGACTTCAACCCAGCGCGACGCTTGATCAACTGCTAGTCCCGTTGCGTCAGCAAATTTGCCTGACTCGATAGCAAGTTTTTGGAAAGCGTCAACCCCTGCCTTTGCAAAAGTAAACAATGCGGCTCCGGCCGCAAGACCAAAAGTGACTGCGTTTGCTTTGACTGCATCAAAGATCGCAGTAGACCCAGCCTTAAATTTGCCTAGTCCACCTTCAGCGTTATTAACAGCAAGTTTGAAATCTCCGAAAGCCTTTTGAGCGTCTTTGATTCCTTTGTCTTGAAGGTCGGTAATAATCGGGATTCTGATAGCCATTAGAGAAACACTGCTTTCTGTAACGCGCTGATTCGTTTCATGACTTCATCAACAGATTGAGCCATTTCGCCTTCAATGGCTCCAGCGTGTTGCTCATAGGCACGCCACATGACACGGGAAGGCGTGTTAAATGCGTTTAGAGCGTTGCCAAGGGGGTTGGAGGTCTTTCTGCCTGCCATGTCAAAAATGGCGGCTGCAGCGTCTTTCTGTGTGATAGTCAAAATGGCGTCTTGTTTTTTAGACAGTGACGTCGCAACCGTGACGCCTTTAGAAGCTGATGCTTGATTCCAAGGGAACAGTGGTCGTCCACCAGGTGCCCACGCTCTGGTCATACCGGACAAGTAGTCGGTGCGGTAAGCGTTTTTGGCTTCGTCAATCGCAGGACGAACAATCTTTTTAGCGTCAGCAAAGAACTGTTTCTTAACCTCAGGCTGAATCTTTTGGAGCACCTTCAAAGTGGATTCGAGTCCTTGAACTTGCATCGTCACTTTTGCCTCTCCTTCAAAATCTCAGCGACTGTCGAGAGGTCGTCAACATCAAACTCTACATCATTCGGGAAGTACCCCGTGAGGACAAGCAGCTGCGCTAGTGAGTGTCGGAAACTTCCGTTGGGGTAACTTTTCCCGCTTCACTGTTCACGATCTCAATGTCCACAAGTTTGTTTACGAATGACTCAAACTCCACCGGAATGGACTGGCCGTGTTCCGTTTGGACTTTGGCTGAGTGCCATGCCATGAAAGCCATATCTTCCATACCGAAGTTGTCGGCAAGGTCGCTGGTTTTCATTTTGAATTTGCGTTCCCAAGCGACAAGCGTTGCGAGCGTTGTCGTGATCGTGGCAGGTCCGTAACCGATGTCGAATCGGATCGTTAACTTCATGTCGGGCTCATTTCTGTTGGAGTGTTAGATCAGGATTCTGTCCAGGCGAAAGTTCCGCCCATCAGGGTGATGGAGCAGGTTGTCAATTCGCCGAGCGAGTAAACAACTGGCAACGACGGCAAGTAACTGCCTGTCAGGGTTCCTAGGGGGTTCGTTGCGCTGACTACGGCCGACGAACCTTTGATTGTCACGGTCGTGATAACAGTGCCGACGAGCGACTTCAAAGTTGCGTAGGTTTCCGATGAAGCAGTTGACCAGTACAGATCAAGCGTCAACGAGTTGTTCTGCAAACCACCGACATATGCCACTGCTGTAGAACCGAAGGCATTTGCCTGAAGTTCTTGGATTGTCTGCGTCAAGGTTGCGCTGGTGCACTGATCCGATAAATCTACGGCACCAATGGAGATGACTGGGTTGGAGAGCGTTGTTGAAGTCGGCATGACGGATCAATCCTTTGTGTTTTTGGTCGCGTCGGGCTTCGTGGCTAATTTAGCACCCTTAGATGGGTGGGTGTCGGAACGCTGAATAAAGCCTCCAGCGAGTAACCACTCAATGTCATCAGACGGTGACGCGACAAAAGGTGTGCCGATCTCGCCCACTCGAATTGAACTGATGATGTAACGATCCATTGCTTTATCCGTTCTGTGCTTGTATTGGGATGATGAGTTCGTACCCTGCGTAATCCGCACCACCAACCGTGACAACTTTTGGTGAGGCAGACATGACCGCAATGTTTTTTGTGATCAACGATGACGTCAGGTTAAGCAGCTGACGCAACGCATCAAGGTTGCCTGGGCCGTTGCTGATCAGCGTCACTGGGAATGTCATTTTGACAATGTTGTAGTTGAACGATTCGACGGATGGAGCATCCACAAAAGCGCAAGGTGGAGCGATATTGCGAGGATCATTAACGACACGAAGCCCCGCAATAGTTTGGAGAGTACCCACGAGATCATCTAGCGCCTCATTCAGGAAGTCCGTGTAAGCCATCTCAAGCCACTTGCGGTCTGTTGATACCTAACAACTGTTTGACGATCCCTGAGAGCCCTACAACGGGCGCTGATGCCATGTCAGTAAACGACGCGAACTGGTCAACCGACCCACGCTGACGGTACAAGGCGGAGCCATACATCAAAGTACCGAGGGTGACATCTCCACCGGGTGAAGTTGACAGTGAGTCAATGTACGAGGACTCTTGACGCCTACGAAAACAGAACGCGTTAGCAGCTGCAGCGCATTGAGCCAAGAAAGCAGTTTCGTCACCGCTTGTCGTGATGCCGAGATATGTGGCAATTTGCGGTCCTGTGATCCAGGTGCACGTCTGGTCAAAAGTGATCGTCCCTGTGATCGCTTCCAACTCCATTGGAGTTTCGGACTCGGCCCACATGACCGCATTAGCGAGCGGATACGAAGTGTCGTATTCGATAAGACCTTCGGTGTCAACATTGATCGGCAGGTATTGGGGCATCGCATAAACGGTTTTGACTCCGTTGTATGCGACAGCCCAACCCGCGACTGTGATTGACGATCCGACAACAATCTCGTTTGGTGTAAGCGTTGTTACGCAAACATAGCCAGGAACGATGACGCCGTATTGAAGTGTGTAAGTCGCTGCCATAGCGACCTCCGATCAGGCCTGAGTGATCTTGCGAATCATGCTGGGCACTGCTGCAAACGTTGAGCAGTAAGCATGGACCGAGAACAAGCGACTGAGCGTTGCTGGTTGTTCAACCGACAAGATTCCGCGTACTGATTCGTAATACTCAAAAGCTTTTTGGCTATTGGTAATGACCATGGTCTTCGCAGCGAAATTCGAGTCAACCACGATTTCCAAGCCGAGCGGGTTGGAGCCGACCCAAGTGGTTGCGTTTCCGCCACCGAGAGCGTTCTGACCGGCAAGACCAGCTGCGCCGACATACGGGAACAACGGACGGTTGCTGGAGTCAACGACCTGTCCCAACTGACCCCAAACGTCTGGGCTAACGAAGATGGTGTCAGGGAAGAAGTTGGTTCCGTTTGAAACATCAACTGCGGCGTCATAGATGGACTTCATCAAGTCAACTGCGGTCAAGTCCCATACGCCCGATGAGGTTGCAGCGGTGAGAAGTGCGTCGGCTGCAATGTCGTCAGTCTTGAGCATGAGTTCGCCCATGAGGTCATCCATGATTAACTGCATTGCTGCAGGCGACGTAAAGTCAATATCTTGCATGGACAAACTCACCTGTCCCGCTACGGTGGTCTTAGAAATTGTGTTCGAGGCAATCACCATTGTGGTGGCCGACACTGCATCAAACTCTGCCGATTGAGCGGCCGTTGATGTATGAGTCGTGATGGTCGGGCGCAAAAACGTTTTTTGCTGACCGTTGTCCGGGTAAGCGCGAGCGCCTAAACGGTTGACGACTGGACGGACGAAGTTAATGTTCTGAACGAGCGGTCCCAAAACGGGGACTGGGAGCAAGCCTGGAGTGTTGGTCGTGGCGACATCGCCTGCAGCTGCTTCGTAGGTTGACTGATGTTCAGCCTTCCAATCGGTGACTGATGCGTTTACCTTTGCGAAAGTTTCTCCGCCCTGGTGGAAAGCGGCCATCCACTCGCCAGCCGAAGGAAGGCGCGGAGCCTTCTTTGCTGATGCAAAAATGGTGGGTGCGGTTGGTGCGGCTTCAGGTGCTGCGGCTTCAATATGTTCCGACATGGTTGTCTCCTCGACTTGTGGTTCTGTAACTGAGATTTCGTCGGGAGTCATGTCCGCTGAAGCGGCCACATCTGTGATCGTAGCACCGCTAAAGGCGGGTATGGGGACAAGGCTCAACTCACGCCATACGGCTGAGGTGATGATGATGGTCCCGTCCTCTGCACGGGTGCTTGTAAGAACGTCCACACCAACTGACACATTGTCTAGAACGCCTTCTTTGGCGAGTTGCAAGGCTTCGTTCCCTGCGACAGTGTCGGCGATCTTGGCGCTGAACATCATGCCTTCAGGCGTTTCGGTGCGTGAAGTAACAAGTCCAACAGGCTGACTTGAGTCGTGGTACATAAACAGTTTCGGTGCTTTACCGTCAACGGGGAGTGAGCCTGGTGCGAACTGCACCGATGTCCCATCCGAGACAGTTGCGGAAACGCCATAAGGCGCGGCCACACCCGAAATTGTGCGGGTCGGTGCTTCACCAGCTGCGGCTTCAACATCAACTGCGAAACCTGCGGACAGGGTTAGTTTCATGAATTTGTCTCCTCAATAGTTTCTGTCATGTCGGGAGTTTCGGTCATCATTTCGTCTTTCATCATTGATTCCAAATAGGAGTCAATGTCAAACTTGACATAAGTGCCACGGGGCAAAACATTGTTTCCACTCAATGTTTGCGACACACAGTCCAGATATTGACGTGCACCAAACAGGAGCAAGTCCTCGCGAGCACCAGCAGACGTGGAATATTGGTAGGCGCCTACGTCGAATCCAGCAAGGTAAAAGGGGATATTGCCGAGCCTGCACATTTCTTTTCCGCTGAAGTCTGCGGACTCAATCATCAACATATTGTCCGGCAACGCTTTAGTTTCGTCGTACTGCAGGAACTCGTTAAGTGCGGCCGTCTGGTTATTGACTCGGGCAGAGTTAAAAGCGGTCGCAAGGTCGGCAAGTTCTTGAGCCGATAGTGGTTCTCCGCCTGTCTGCTTTAAGACTCCAGACGGGAGCGATGATTGGGCGTTACGGTAACGCGACTGTTCAACACGAAGCGCAGTTTCAATCGCTGTTTGCGACTGGTAAATGATTCCTTGAACGGGACTAATAAATTGCACAAGATCGTTTGGGTCTAACATTCCGCCTTGGAAATACACCTCTTTTGAAGGTGCGAACCACACTGGGCCCGCTTGGTCTTGAGTGTTAACGGAGCCTGCTGGGAGTCGTGTAAACGATGCAGGGAAACCGTCAGCGGTACGACTGGTTATGTACCAAAATGCACGGCCGTAATAAAGAAGATCGTCCAGCGTCCAAGCCATAAGTGTCGCATACGGGATCGTAGGATCGGGTTGACGCAACCATGAACGAGGCGCAATATAGACACATTCCATTTCTTTTTCTGTGTCATTCCAGACCTCGTTGTACATCTGCAACTGGGTGGACGAGATAACAGAGGCGAGAAGGTCACGCGCTCGACTTAACGTCGGAATGGAATTGGCACGGTTACGGGCGTCGCCTTCGTAATACGCAAAATACTGCCCGATGAAGTTTGCGCCCTGATTTGACTGGTAGGTGCCATACGATCCAGCAGCTGCGGCCTTGTGGGATTCGTCAATAGGACTGATCGCCGCTTTCGTCACTTGTCTTGAGAAAATGCCCACTGGGATATCCGATCTTTAGGGTGTGATGGGCAAGCCCGACACCTGCCCACCACAGACCCACAATAGTTCACCCGACCACCATGATGGGT